TATAATATACGGTTCACGTTTGAGAGAATTTAGAAATGAAAGAAGGAAAAGGAGATCCTATGGTTCGTGCGGCTGGCAGAACCAAACCGGATCGAGAGTGGTATCCAGACAACTTTGACTGGTATTTGAAGTGGGTAGCTTCAATTATTATCTTGGTATCTCTGGCAATGCGGTCAGCGGGCCCAGAGTTTAGAATCTATGATTTAGGCTTTGGCTTAGTAGGAATTCTACTATGGCTATGGGTTTCTGTCATCTGGAGAGATAGAGCGCTTATTATGTTAAATGGCGTTTCTTTGTTTATGCTACTTACCACATTTTTGAGGGAAATAGGTGATTACCTATAATTGGCTAAAAATCTATCAAGTATCGCAAGGTGTGCCTACAGCTATTGTAGGTATCTTAGCGTACCTCGCCTTTCGTCCCTTACCAAAAAACAATTATGACCCAATTAAAAAGTATACCGATGTTAATTGGGACGGGGATTCTTTCCTCTTAAATCCTGCAGCAGTTATCTATAATCGTAGTAACTGCTCAGATAAAGAACTTGCCGAGTACGTGGCCTTAGCAAGTTTTCGCAGCCTAGCTGAATACAAAGTCACGGGACGCAAGACTCTACATGTTGAGGAATGTCCGATACAGTTGGAGTCAGTAAACAACAACAAGCTACTTTCCATACAGAATAATCAAATTTATTTCTGTTGGGAAGAAACGACACATTAAGGAAAAATACTATGGGTATCAAACTAACAAGTGCGGCAGGTTCTGCCAAAAAGAAGTCAATCTCTCAATATCAGTATCGTGACGGTGCTAATTCAGTTCGCCTATTTGGTGACCTGCTGCCTCGTTATATTTACTGGGTAAAAGGTGAAAACGACAAGAATCTTCCTATGGAATGTCTTGAGTTTGACCGAGAGAAAGAGTCATTTACTAGTGGTGAAAAGGATTGGGTTAAGGTTCATTACCCTGATCTGAAAGCTAACTGGTCATACTCTATTCAGTGTTTGGATCTTACGGATAACTCTGTAAAGGTCTTCAACCTCAAAAAGAAGTTGATGGACCAGATTCTCACTGCGGCACAAGAGCTGGGTGATCCTACTGACCCTGAGAACGGGTGGGAAGTTCACTTTAAGCGCACAAAGAATGGGCCTCACGTTTACAACGTAGAGTACACTCTCGATCAGATTAAGTGCTTGAAGAATACCAAGCCTTTGACTGATGAGCAGCGAGAAGCTGTTGCAGCCGCAACTCCTATTGATGAGCTACTTCCTCGACCTACTGCTGACCAGCAGAAAGAACTTCTTGAGCGTATCGCTACTGGCGGACAGATGTTTGATGTATCATGATTTTATTTACCGCAGATTGGCATATTAAACTAGGACAAAAGAATGTCCCTGTAGAGTGGGCAAAAAAGCGCTATCAAATGTTTTTTGAGCAAATTCACGGTCTCGAAAATCAGTGCAATATGCACATTATTGGTGGTGACTTATTTGACCGCTTGCCTAATATGGAAGAACTAGAGCTTTACTTTTCGTTTATTCGAGATGTAACAATCCCTACAGTTATCTATGATGGAAACCATGAAGCTACTAGAAAGAACAAGACGTTCTTTAGTGCTTTAAAGCAGGTTAGTAGAGATATTAACCCTTTAGTGCAAGTAGTAGATATTTCATACATAGATGAAGATTTGGGATTCAGTATTCTACCCTATGCTGATTTGCACCGTAAAGGTAGTATAGAAAAGTTTGATACTAACTATCCTATCTTTACTCATGTGCGTGGGGAGATTCCTCCTCACGTTACTCCAGAAGTAGACTTAGACAGGTTTGAAGACTTTCCTGTAGTATTTGCAGGAGACCTTCACTCTCACTCTAACTGCCAGCGTAACATTGTTTATCCTGGCAGTCCAATGACTACTTCTTTCCATAGGAATAAAGTGAATACGGGTTACATATTGATTAACCCTAATAACTGGAGTTGGATGTGGGATGCTTTTGAACTTCCTCAACTAATTCGTAAAACCGTAACAGACCCTTCTGATATGGTAGCAGGTGACTACGATCACATTATTTACGAGTTAGAAGGAGATCTTGGAGACTTGTCCACTGTTAAAAGCTCCGAGCTTTTAGATAAAAAAGTAGTGAAGCGAAAGAATGAATCTAGCCTACTACTCAACAAAGAGATGAGTATAGGTGAAGAGTTAGTTGAGTATCTTCTCTATATTTTAGAAATTCCAGAAAATAAAATACCGGACATTATAGGGCTTTTCAATGATAATATTAAAAACCTTGAGTTGGAGTAACTGTTTCTCTTACGGAGCAGATAACTCTATCGACTTGTCCAAAGAAAAAATTACTCAAATCCTAGGAACTAACGGGGTGGGCAAATCGTCCATCCCGTTAATTTTAGAAGAAGTATTATTCAATAAAAACTCCAAAGGAGTAAAGAAAGCAGACATAGCTAACAGAAACATCAATGAAGGCTATAAAATTAATCTAAAGTTTGAGAAAGACTCTAATCAGTATGAAATTGATTTAGTCCGAAAAGCATCGCTCAAAGTAAAACTATTGAAAAATGATGAGGACATCAGTAGTCATACTGCTACGAATACTTACAAAACTATAGAAGAAATTATTGCTATTGATTTTAAGACTTTTTCTCAGATAGTATATCAAAATACTAATGCGAGTTTGAATTTTCTAACGGCAACCGATGCAAACCGAAAAAAATTCTTAATTGACCTACTTGGATTAGAAAAGTATGTCAATATATTTGAAATGTTTAAAACAGTTTCAAGGGAAGTGGAGTCTGATTACGCAAAGATTGATGGGCGTATATCAACAATTGAAAAATGGTTACAAAATAATCGATTGACCGATACTACCCCACTGGAACTGAAAAATTTACCAAAAATATCGGAAGAAGATCAGAATGAAATCAGTTTACTTATGGCTGAAATTAAAAATATTTCGACTTCAAACCGAAAAATTTCTCAAAATAATCAATACCGAGAACTTCTAAAAAGTATTGATATTGATAGTGCGAGAAACTCTAAAGCAGAAAAGAAAACTTACGATTCTTTACAAGCTGAAGTAGGCTCTCTAAACGCACAAGCTAACGCAGCTCGTACAGAGATAAGAAAGCTCAGTGATATTGGTGACTGCTGCCCAACCTGCGGGCAAGATGTAGACCCCCAGTTCAAAAAAGATCACATTGCTCTACATGAAATGCTCGCCGAAGAGTCCATAAGGTCTAGAGTTTTAATTTCTGAAAAAATAGAGGACATAAAGAAAGAAAATAAAGAGTATGAAGAAAACCAAAAGCTCATAAAAGAGTGGGAAACTTTATTCTCTAAAATAGATCAGACTCTGGGTACTTCTTTATTGAATGAAGAAGAGTTAGAAACTAAGTTAAAAGAACTTCAAGATAAAGTTAGAAGTCAGCAGGAAGAAGTAGCTAGAATTGAGAAACAGAATCAAACAGCTTCTGCTCATAATGCTAAAATCGAAGTAATTTCTGAACAAACTTCTGAATTCGAGGAGCAGCTCTCAGAGTTACTTGTAGGTATTACTGACTTGGAAAAGAAAAAGTCTAACTTAGAAATTCTGAAGAAAGCATTTAGTACGAATGGATTGATTGCTTATAAAATCGAAAACTTAGTAAAGGAGTTAGAAGAACTTGTTAATGAGTATCTTGGTGAACTGTCTGATGGCAGGTTTACTCTTGAGTTTGTTGTTACCAATGATAAACTCAACGTGGAGATTACAGATAATGGAAACAGTGTCGACATCTTGGCTTTATCTTCTGGTGAGCTGGCTAGAGTTAACACTGCTACTCTTATTGCTATTCGTAGACTTATGAGTAGTATTTCATCTAGTCAAATAAATGTTTTGTTCTTAGATGAAGTAATTACTGTATTAGACGATGTAGGTCGAGAAAAGTTAGTAGAAGTTCTTTTGGCTGAGGATGAATTAAATACTTATCTAGTAAGTCACGGGTGGTCTCATCCGTTATTAGAAAAAGTAGAGGTCATTAAGAAAAATGAGATCAGCGAGATTGTATAATGGTAGACTCAAGAGCTAAAGGACAAAGAGGTGAATATTTAGTTCGAGACCTTTTAAGAAATTATACTGGATTACAATTTGAGAGAGTTCCCGCGTCAGGGGCTCTTTCCTATCTAAAAGGGGATTTATACCTTCCAGATAATAATAACAGGTTTTGTATCGAAGTTAAAAACTATGAAAAAAGCCCATTTACTGATAAAATGTTTACTAATAAAACAAATTATATAGTAAATTGGTGGGAAAAGATCATAGATCAAGCATCTATAAAAGATCAGGAGCCTTTATTATTTTTCAAGTACTCCAGGTCAAAAGTTTTTGTAGTAACAAAGATACCTCCGAAAAATACAAGATATTCGTATTTTTCTTGGTTAGACTGCTATATTTTACTGGCTGAAGAATGGTTGGAAAACGAACAAGTGGAGTTTATAAATGAAGTTTAGCGACCAAATATTTAGCAATGATAATGTACTGATCGTAGATGCTATGAACGTAGCTTTTCGATGGAAGCATCAAGGAAAGACAGAGTTCAGTAAAGAGTATCTACGGACTGTAGAAAGTTTGGCACAATCATATGAGTGTTCTCATATAATTATTGCCGCAGATCAGGGAGCCAGTTCTTTTCGTAAAGAGCTGTGTCCTGATTATAAAGCCAACCGCAAAGAAAAGTATAAAGACCAAACAGCCGAAGAAAAACTAGAGATGGAAAAGTTTTTCACCGAGTATGAGAAAACTCTAGAACTGTTAGCTGAAAAATACTTAGTATTGCGAAGGAAAAATGTAGAAGCCGATGACTTAGCTGCCTACATTGTTAGATACAAAGAAAAATTTGGTATCGAAGAAATCTGGCTAATATCTAGTGATAGGGACTGGGATTTATTAGTGTCAGATGATGTTTCAAGATTTTCTACCGTTACACGAAAAGAGACTACTAGCCTTAACTGGAATGAGTTTTTTGACTTTCCGCAAGAGCAATATATTAGTTTCAAAGTGTTAACAGGGGATAAAGGCGATAATATTCCCGGCATACCTGGAGTTGGGCCTAAAAGAGCAAGTGAGTTAATTCATCAGTATGGTACTGCTTTTGATATATACGACGCTATACCAATAAATGGCAGATATAAATACATACAGACTTTGAATGAAAATGCGGAACTGTTGTTACAGAACTACTCTCTAATGGATTTACTTAGTTATTGTAGTGAAGCTGTAGAACATCCAGGCCATTCTTTAGAAGAAATGGACAATGAAATAAGGGAATACTTAAATGAATGTACAAATTGATCTATCAAGAGATAAACTCTTATCAGAGTTTAGTAAGAAAACTCTTCAAGATCGTTATTTAGTTGCTGGCGAGACCTCTCCCCAGCACGCTTTTGCACGTGCGGCAAAAGCCTTCGCATCTAACGAGGAACACGCTCAAAGGTTATATGATTATGCTAGCCAATTGTGGTTTATGTTCAGCACTCCCATTCTTAGCAACGGGGGCACAGACCGCGGCCTTCCTATTAGTTGCTTTCTTAACTTTGTCGACGATTCAAGACACGGGATCACTTCCCATTACACAGAGAATGCTTTTCTTTCTTCTGTGGGTGGCGGTATTGGCGGATGTTGGAATAGCATTCGGTCTGTAGGAAGTAAAACTTCTAAAGGGTCCGAATCTACTGGTGTAATTCCGTTCATGAAAGTAGTAGATGCCGAAATGCTAGCATTCTCTCAGGGCGTTACTCGTCGAGGAAGCTATGCTGCGTACCTGAATATGTCCCACCCAGAAATCGAAGAGTTTCTTGATATTCGTAAGCCTACTGGCGGGGACGTAAATCGTAAGTCTATAAATCTTCATCACGGGGTTGTAGTGCCCGATAAGTTTATGGAACTTATTGAGCGAGCTACTATGGAAGAAGGCTTTGATGATAGCTGGGAGCTTATTGACCCTCATTCAGGGGAAGTAAAGAAAGTTGTATCAGCTAAAACTCTTTGGGTAAAACTCATTCAGAATCGAGTGGAGACCGGCGAGCCTTACATTATGTTTGGGGATACTGTGCAAGAAGCACTTCCAGACTACCAAAAAGAGAAAGGACTAAAAGTTCATCACTCAAATCTTTGTAGTGAGATTACTTTACCTACTACTGCTAACCGAACTGCCGTATGCTGTTTGTCGAGCGTAAACTTGGAAGAGTTTGATTCTTGGAGTAATGAACCTCAGTTTATTCCAGATCTAGTAGAAATGCTGGATAATGTTCTCAGCTATTTTATTTTTAATGCTCCCGAAGAGCTATCTAAAGCAGCATACAGTGCGTCACAAGAACGAAGCATTGGTTTAGGTGCTATGGGCTTTCATGCCTACTTGCAGCGTCGAAATATTCCTTTCGAAGGAGTAATGGCGAAGTCTGCAAATATGCGTATGTTTAAACATATTAAAGCTCAAGCTCAAGCTACTACAGAAAGACTGGCTGGAGAAAGGGGGAGTTGCCCAGATGCGTACCCTCTGATGATTCGTAATGCACACTTGCTGGCGATCGCTCCCAATGCGAGTTCTAGTATTATCTGTGGAAATACTAGCCCAAGTATTGAGCCTTATCGTGCGAATGCCTATGCTCAGAAAACTAAAAGCGGTACGAGCTTGCAAAAGAATGAGTACCTCGAAGCGATTCTTCAAGACTTAGATATGGACAATGAAGAGATATGGAAGAGCATCATTACAAATGGTGGATCAGTACAGCATCTTGATTTTCTTGACGAGTACACGAAAGATGTCTTTAAGACAGCCGTTGAAATTGATCAAAGGTGGGTTATTGAGATGGCGGCAGATCGACAGCAGTTTATTTGTCAAAGTCAGTCTCTTAACGTATTTTTCCCCTCAAATGTATCGAAACTAGAATTGCATTCGATTCATATGAAGGCTTGGAAGAAGAAAGTTAAGACTTTATACTATCTGAGAAGTGAAGCATACAAGAGAGCAGAGACAGTATCGGATGAAGTACTAAGAGCTCAAATCTTTGAGAGCCTTGATGAAAATGCTTGTTTATCCTGCGAGGGCTAAATGAAAAAGTATTGGAGAATCTGGGCATTATCATTAGGAGAAAAAGCAACGGATTGCGATAATGAAAGTGACCAAGTAGCTCTAGTACGCTCCGTTGTAGTATTAATTAACCTTGTAACCTGCTGCTTTATTATAGCAAACGCAATACATCATTGGTGAATAAATGAATTTATTAACAGAACGAGAATATTATAAGCCCTTTAATTACCCTTGGGCCTTTAAACACTATAAAACTCAACAGCATATGCACTGGCTTCCAGACGAAGTAAATCTTGCTGATGACCTACGAGACTACCGAGATCGTCTTACTCCCGAGAATCGAAAACTTATTAATCAGATTTTTCGATTCTTTACGCAGGCGGACGTGGATGTTTGTTGTGGCTACGCCAAGCACTATCTACCTACGTTCAAGCAGCCTGAAGTACGAATGATGCTTTCTGCTTTTGCAGCTATGGAAGCAGTACACCAAGAAGCATATTCACTACTTCTCGAAACTCTCGGATTTGGAGATGATGAGTACCAAAAGTTTTTTGAGCATAAAGAAATGCTTGACAAACATGAGCACCTTTCTAACTTTGGTATGGATACTCCAATGAATATTGCTAAAACTATGGCAATCTACAGCGGATTTACCGAAGGCGTACAGCTCTTTAGTAGTTTTGCAATTCTACTAAATTTTCCTCGACACAACCTAATGAAGGGTATGGGGCAGATCGTAACTTGGAGTATTCGTGATGAAACTCTTCACGTTGAAGGAATGTCTCAACTTTTCCGTACTTTTATCTCGGAAAATCCAGAACTATGGAATGACGAATTAAAGTATGAAATTTATTGTGCCGCAGAGCGTACTGTAGAGCTAGAGGATGCTTTTATTGATCTTTGTTTCGAGGGTGCTGATGTACCTGATCTAACCCCTGAAGAAGTAAAAGAGTACATTCGTTATATTGCAGATCGACGACTCTTAGGCCTCGGCATGAAGAAAATCTTTGGTAGTGAAGATAATCCTCTGCCTTGGTTGGATTATATGTTAAACGCAGTTGAGCATACCAACTTTTTTGAGAATCGTGCTACGGAGTATGCCCGTGCTAGCACAACTGGAAATTGGCAGGATATTTTCAAATGATTGTAGAACTTGAGTTAAGCATAGAAGAACTCAACTTAGTTATGGCAGCTCTAGGGGAGCTGCCTGCTAAGACTAGCATGGGGCTGCTTTTAAAATTACAGAGGCAGTATAACGAACAAAAAGAGCTAGAAGAGGTTTACGGCGATGATAAAGATAATAAGGAACTTCCTACCGGAACATCAAGCAGAACATCTAAGTAATGGAATTATAAATACTCCAGAACATTGGTGGTCATATGCTGTTGCGTACAACGGATCAAAAGGGGTGTATTATTTCAAAAACACAATTCTTGATCGAACAAATCTTGAAGGGCATAAACCGTACATCGACAAAAGTTTTCAAGAAGGGCACTTTACTTATAAGTTTAAAAGAAGCACAAATCACGTAGAAAGTTGTAATTGCTATGAGTGTGACTTTAAAAAAGAGTATTTGAACTCAGAAGAGTTTAAAGACTTTATAAGTAAAGAAACTGGTATACAAAGTCCCACCATTTATGAAACTTTTGCTAGCGTATATGATAGAGGGGACTATTTGAGTATGCACCCAGATGCAAAAAGAGGAGTTGCCTTTATATTTAATCTAACTAAAGACTGGTTACCAGAGTTTGGTGGATTATTGAATGTGAAGCAAGATGATGGCAGCTATAAAGCAATCGTACCAGAATATAATAGTTTAGTACTTCTTCAATTAGGGGAATCAGGCACCCCGCACTTTGTTAGTGAAGTCAGTTCCTATGCGCCAAGGCCGAGATTGGCTATTTCTGGTTGGTACAATGAAGGCCCCGAATAGGGGCCTTTATACTAGTACATCTGCGCTCATTGTATAAGTGGCAGAATCTAAGATATTACTGCCGTTCGACTGGTCGGAAATAGCAACCGTAACATTAGCACTAGTTGTTTCTTCTGAAAAGTCATAAGGTTGATCAGCACTTATTTGTCGATTACTAGTTAGTGCCAACCAAGTTCCAGGACTAGGTACTGTTACTGTGCCCCCTGCACCTGTCAAAGAACTATTAACAGTAAACCTAATATAGTATGTTCCGTTTGGGGGCTGCGTGTCAACCCAATCTGTATTAGAGTTCTGTTGTACCGCAGCCACACCTTCGCCTAGCTGCCTATAGACTCCTCCATTGCTACTAAAAGTCCAAGCAACGAATGCATTATCTTGGAAAGCAAATATACTCGCGGTGCCGCCTGTTAAATTAACAGTTTCAGAAACCATATAAGCACCTCGAAACTGGCCCAAAGAAACAGTAGTTCCACTTGTTTGGTTGATCCCCCCACCATCGTAAGTCGGGTCGGTATTACTTATCGCTCGAATATCTGCGTCGTTCATACTTGCAGTTGTTTGTGTAGTACCTCCAACCATTACATGAACTTCGTCAATATCAAGATTTGTTAGAGGAAGAACATTCGCAGCGGATACATTAAATGTTTGAATATTATCTGTGAGATTATCGCCCCCACTTGCAGTTGGTCTTCGTCCTGTTACATAATATGTTTTAGTGCTATTATCCGCAGGAGCGTCTGATACAGTTATAGTGCCATTTCCTGTTCTTGATCCTTCGACTGTGCCCGAGTAACTAGTAGACCGAACTTCATAAACAGTTGTACTTCCGCCATTCGCAATAGTAACTGAAAACGAAGTAGCGGAATTATTAATTGTTTGATTTGAAATGTTTGTAATTGTAGTGTCTGGAACAAGATAAGCAACTGTGTTGCTTTCTGAATAACTAGAAGATGGATTTGGAGAAGCGTTTACTCGTGCATAAATTGTTTTGGCTGTTCCACGAGTAAAGGTAAAAGAAGAGCCATTCGCAACCCACGTAGAATTATTTTCAGAAACCTGCAGAGTACCTGTACCGCCACCCGAAGCAGTTGCAGTAATTGATACAGTAGAAGAAGAGGTGCCTGGGTCAGTACCAAATGTAATGTCAGTGGGAGCTGCAGGACCGGAGGCTGCACCATCGTCAAAAATTATTTTATAATCTGCACCTGTGGTAGTGCCAAAGTGATTAGTGCTACTCCACTGCCAAGACCTAGAGGTTCCATCAGTGCTTGTACTTGCTGCGCTCGCACTTAGAGTGGCTATAGTACTGCTGCTGGAATTTTGAATCTCCATCGTGTCAAAAACATCAGCAGCAGGAGTAGAAGAGCCGTTAATTGTAAGAAGTACTCCCCCTCCTGCACTGATGTATGCACAATAGGTTACCGTAAGTCCTGACCCTACCCCGCTAATAGAGTTATTAGTAGTTCCATTTTGAGTATTAGAAATATCCCCAAGAGTTGCACTATACCCAGAAAAAGTAAAACCATAGGTTACTTGGTAGAGTACGTCAATCCATTTTGTGTCTTGAACAGCCATTTACTCTACCGCCACATATGCCTTCATTAAAGAAGGTCTCCATCCGCCAGTGGCGGTAGCTTCACCATATACACCCCAACACCACGCATCATTCTCTACACTTTCCGGACAGGGAAAAGAAAGAGAAAATTTTGTAGCTATTTCTTTTGCCTGTGCTACAGAACAAGCTATATACCAATCTTTTCCTATTTTGTTTCCAGAACTATCATAAGTATAGACTGCGCAATCAAAACCTCCACTGTACGTCCAGTCTTGAACTTTATACATTCGAGAGTCTGTTACGGTGTCAATTTTAATTCCGTAAGATTCCATAGATCCTTCGTGCGGACAATTCGATAGAGATAGAGGAGGAGTGCCACTACAGTACACACTAATTGTAGTATTCTCGTAAAGTTTATAGGCAGTAGTTGATCCCGCCCAGATAACTTGATCCTCAAAAGTGTACGGAGAAAGAAGGTCTGTTTGTTGGGCAGCCGACTTGTCTATACGAACTACTTGATTATTCGCATACACGTGGTCAATAAAGTTTCCAGAAAGGTATCTTTTAAAACTTTCCCAACTCATTTCTTCAACTCTTCTATTTCGTCTTTTAATTCTTTAATTGCTTGAAAAGCTAGAGCGCATAACTTCTCATAGTCTACTGCAAGCGTACCATCTTTTCTTTCCCTGACTGCGACAGGAAATACTTTTTCAACATCTTGAGCAATTACACCAAAATCTTCTTTTTGCATAAAATAGGAATCTTGCCCCCCATGTTCATTTATATAATCTTCAGTCCACTCAAAGGTTTTGCCTCCGATCTCCACTACCTTATCAAGAGCATTTTCAATAGGCTGCACATTTTCTTTGAGAGAAGCATCAGAGCTATAATAGGCAGTAACGTTTCCATCACAGTAAAGCGCCGTACCAACTGCAACATCTCCATCTGTAAGTGCAGTATAGTTTGCAGTGCCTATAGCTAGTCTTTGCAGGCTTAATTGACCTGTGCTAGTATTAAAGGTAAATTCCGCATCGGTAAGAGGAGTCTTAGCTCCAGCCGTAGCTGTCCCTACAAGTACTGGATATGTTGTTGTATCCGTAGAGGTGGCGACAGTAATAGAGTTTCCAGGTCCAGCTGGTCCGGTAGGCCCAGCGGGTCCAGCTGGTCCAGCAACAGTTGAATCAGCTCCAGTAGGTCCGGCAGGTCCAGCAGGTCCGGCAGGTCCAGCAGGTCCAGTTCCTCCCGCAGGTCCTTGGG